CATTAGAGAAGTCTCTATTATTTACGTAGTGCGGTTTTTCTTTAGGTGACTGACGCTTAGGAGGCTCAAGCTCGGTTACATCATCCTGTTTGTTCTTAGGAGTCTTTTTAAGTTTTTTACGAAAGGTCTGTGCCACTTTGCGAAAATACATATAGGCATCATCATAATCTGTCACGCCATCAATATGAGCTATACTGTCAGAATGATACTGTTCTACAAACGACGGTATAGATGAAAAACAATATTCTAAACAGCTGTTTTTTATCTGTAGTTGTTTGCCAGACAATCCCGAAGAAGTTGTATTGAAAGTTTTTTCAAATATCTTCGAAAGAACCTTTTCTACCTGTGACTTATTGTCCTTACTATCATTCTCGTGATAAGAGAAGATTATTTCGTTAAAGTCTTTAATGCTCATAGTTTATATCACTTGTGTAATTAAGTAGCTATTATAACATAATACATGTGTATTGTCAATCCTTTCTCTTAACTCTTTGCCTTAGGTCAGAGGAGGAGAATCGATGTGACCTTTCATTGAAGTATAATTGTATACCTCGTTTCCTACAGATGTCCTTGCCTGTAAAATCTTTATCCCGATATTCATCACCCAATATGCGCAGATCTATTTGATACATTGCAAGAATGTCTTCGAGGTCTTGCTCGGTGACATACGGAATGATCTCGTCAACATATCCTACAGCATTTAGTTGAGAGTATCTTTCTACTACGGTTTGTACAGGAGAGTTCTTATTGTCTCTGTCGATAGAGGGATCTACTTGGAGACCGCATATAAGGTAGTCACAGTGTGCCTTTGCGTCACGTAACATTGCGACATGGCCAGCGTGTAATAGATCAAATGACGAACAAGTGAATCCTACTACTTTCATAATTTACTGTGCTCCTCTATCAACAATGCTTTTGCTTCGTCAATAGTAACATCTAGATTATAGTGTTTCGCGATATACCCTGCAAAGTCTTCGAACCTAGGGGGGCGACCTAATTCTTCTCTCTTCTTTATCTGGACTGCATATCCCTCTAACTCAGAACGAAGTCGATAGTCTTTATTGAACTGATACCAAATCCCGTGAGTACCGAACGTTCTCCAGAACTGTTGAACGTGTACCTTCTCATGTTCTATAAGGGGAATATTATCTTTGTATTTCGGTCGAACAAAAATAAAGAAACCACGGACTATTGCAGCAAATCTTTTAGGAATAGTAACATCTGTTACGATAATAATATAAGGATAATTTTTTATTTTCATTTGCCCTTGACAGATCCTGTTTTATAGTGTATAATATCTTTATTGTCCCAGAGGGGAGTACATAAGAATTTAGTTCATCAACATTCCGTTGACATCTGAATCAATAACAGTATCTTCTTTTGTCATATCATCTAACCAGTCATCAATGTCTTTTTCATCTTCAACACCATCTTCATTGAAATTCTGTTCTAAATAATTAGCCATCTCTCTGAGAGCAATAGTATACTGTTCAATCATTCCTTCTGCTGGTGTTGCTAGGGACATAATCTTATCAGTAAAAACTATTATTACATTTGTAGGAGTATCCTGATAGATCATATATGTCTTGAATGTAAAGAACTTATCTCCATTCTTTAAAGAATTTTGCATTAAACTCATAGCATTATTTACAACGATAGTATCTGAAGATTCGTCTAAAACCTCACAGATAACTTCCTCACCTGTTACTAACTTTAAATGTCTAATCGAAGAATTCGTCTTGGTCATCATTTTCTACTCTTGTGGGTTTTAAGTCAATAGGATACACTTTATAATCAAATCCTTCCTTAGTATATATCTTAATCCTTTCGGCGCTATGTCTCAGTGTAAAATTCTTATGACCGTTGACATGGAGATCATCAGCGATATCAATAAGCTTAGTAGTCCTACCATCATCAGACTGGCGGAGACCACGGCCAACTGATTGCAAGACTTTGACCTGAGACTTGGATGGAGTCGCAAATACAATATTATGCAAGTTGCGGATGTTGATGCCAGTGCTGAAAGTGCCAAGAGAGGCAACAATAATTGAGTCATTTTCTTTTTCTACAATACCTCGTATTTGTTCGCGATCAGTAACATCTACTTCACCAGAAACATAAAACACTTTACGTCCATCTGCTGCCATAGACTTAATCATTTCATATAATACCTTACCATGCTTCTCAACAAACTGAAACATAACTAAAGTATTACCTGTTTGATCTAATGCAATCTTACTTATAAACTTATTACGTGGTTCATATGTGACGATATAATCAAGTTCCTCTTGATAGTTCTTATCTTTCATCATATTACAGATATCACTATGATACCTTAACAGCAGAATTGATATGTCTAACTCTGCTAGTTGTTTATTCTTTTGCAATTCTACGGTTCTAGTCACCGTAAACACAGGCCCGAATAAACCTTCTAGTACTAACTTATTAGTCTCAGTACCGTCAAGCGTCCCTGTAAGACCAAAACGATATCTTGCTTCACCACACTTGTCCATCATAGTAGACAGAGACTTTGCTTTGAAAAGATGTACTTCATCACCAAAGATAGTGTTAAACTGCTCGAACCATTCCTTACCAAACTTATAGATTGACTGCCATGTAGAGATGATAACTCTCTTATCAGTAACCTTCTCCTTACCAGAATAGATCTTGTGGCAGAACTCATCCACGTCATAGCCATAATCAGCGAAGTCTTTATACATTTGTTCAACTAGAGAGGTGGTTGGTACTATGACCAGAATCTTTCCTTCGGTCACTTCATAGCAATACCGGAGAAGATTGTATATGATAAAGGACTTACCACTGCCGGTAGGACTAAGAAGAATACATCTCTGATTCTCTACTCCATGCGCAATTGCTTTGTACTGGTAGTCTCTAGGTTTGAATGGAGCATCTAAAGTAGTTATAAAGTCAATAAGAGCAGGATGGTCAATATCATCTTTAAACGATGGTACACCATAATATTCATGCTCAAGTATTTCCAACTGATAAAATCGATCTGCACAAAAACGACGTAGTTGCTGATACAACCCTACGTTCATTTGTTTAGTAACCATGTTGTAGAGTTTTACTTTGCCGTCCCAATGACGAGACTTGAACGCAGGCATAAATTTATAGCCCGGAACAAAAAACGAAAAATACTCTCTTAACTCATTCTCTTGTGCAGGGTGTGCTTCAACCGCGAAGTAACTGTGGTTCAACATCCTGATTCGAATCTTGTTGTCTATGCTCATAAATAATCTTTGCTAACTCAATAATATCAATTTCTAGTTTATGTCCTAGGAGGTGCAGTTGTTCTGCCTTTTGTAGGTCTTCTGTATTATACATTTCAAGACTATCCTTTCATACTTCGTGAATATACTTATACGATACTTAACCGCCTGCTTCGAACTGGCGCCATTTGATCATATTGCCAATCGTTTGGTGTCTCCACTTGAGATTATCGACGATGTTAGTTAGGGTTTCTATAAGAGTTTTGTAATACATGAGTCTTTCCTCAGACTTCTGAATCTCAGGATCAGCATCGTAGTAATATTCAAGTTCCCCTTTGAGCATACGCAGACCATTCAATGGATCTAAATCCCAGCCAGACTCTAGGAGATCTTCTTGAGACATCTTTCCGTTGTAGTACAAGAACTTTTGTTTGAGCAATATCTTCTGTTTGTTTTCAGAACGTTTGAATTGTAACTTGGCGAACGCCAAATGCTGCAAATATTTTGCATGTAGTGATGGAGTCTGTCGGGAGACTTCGTCCAGTTGGTGTTGTGATATCTCACAATCTTGCTGCCATTCAGTAAGAATGGATTCTAAATCAATCATATATAAACCTTTTCATGTAATGTTATTTAGTATAACACTAACTGCTTATAAAGTCAATACAATCTTTCCAATAATCTTCGTCATGTCCTAGAGTGTAACTTAAAGTCATCCTATAGCAATCTGTCTTTGCAGAATGGTAAACTACATCACCCGAACCGTATGTACCGAAATGTCCTGCCTTCAAGTTCCAACCCTTCTCATCTTGGACTGTTATGA